CCCGCATAATGCGGGTCTCCGGTGGACGAAAGTTCGCTTACAATCTTGTACCCTTATTAGACTCTGAACAGATATGACACGTCAACGTACGCGTACACGCCCTGAGGGACCGACAGGCTTTGCGAAAGCACTGGCTGGCGGATTGTTCGATACAATCACTCCTGCAGGATACGTGTTCGACGAATGTAGCGATGTCGTTGGCAACCCTAATGGTGACAATCCCCTTTTCTTGTCTCACTCTTGTGGGACTCGATGGAGGGCGAGTGGCATCATAAACGGTTGGTGGGCTACTACGAACGTGGCCTCTGTAGTAAGTGTAGCTGGCTTTGCCAACTATACATACACTACAATGGCCCCGCAAGTTAGCCGCCCGTCCAACAATTCTCTCCTAGCCGAGGGCTTAGCGAAAACTAATCCGAATCGTCCGCAGGTAGATTTACCTGTGGCCTTAGCGGAATTTCGCGAAATCCCGAAGCTCCTAAAGGATTGGTGCGACAAACTGATCTCAAAGCCGTCATTCGTTGCTCGAGAGAATCTTAACGATCTCCCTCGTAGCACCGCGTCACGGCACCTTGAGTGGCAGTTTGGTATCGCACCATTCTTAAAGGATTTAGGAACGGCTCTCCAATTCCAAAAGAACGTTCAAGCGAAGCTTGACGCTCTAGAACAACTGGGGAAACCGGGAGGTTCTGTTCGTAGTGGCACTGTATATAGGGATGCTTATGAACATTCCTTTGTCCACGGACCAAACTATGCTACCTCTCTTTATCAGGAGAGTCGGCAGGTTTGGCACCGGGACGCGGTCGAGAGAAAGTCTTGGGTATCCACGAATTGGATCCCCACGGTTCCTCTACCCGTTACAGTCGAAGACAGATATTTGTTAGCCATTCGAATGGCCTATGGTCTCGAGATTAGCCTCTCTACGATTTGGGAGGCTTTCCCTTGGTCATGGTTGATCGATTGGTTTTCAAATGTTGGAGATTTAATCGGAGCTTATCGGAACGCTGTTCCGGTAAAGTTCGGAAACTCCTGTCTTATGGACTATACCGTGTTGACGAGAAATCTTCACCACGTCTCTTTCGGACCGGGGTCCACCCTGGCTATTGAGATGCCAAGGTTCTTGTATGAAGAGAAAGTTCGTACACCCTTTGGTAGTTTGTTGCCACCAACTGAGTATAATATCCCGTTTCTAAGCGGGAATCAAGTGGCTATTCTTAGTTCCTTATTGGTGCTAAGAGGCACCAATCCTTTAAGGAACTAACTGTCATGGCAATTGCCAACCCTCTCGTGATCACCCTCGGTGGATCTGGCGGAACCGCCAAATCCCTCCCGAAGATCAATCAGGACGCCTATGGTTCGGAGTATTATCTCCGTGAAGCTACGCAGGAATTCCGGGTTAAAATCCGGCATACCCGCGAGTCAGCCAACGCCGCCGGCGTGATTCTCGAACGTCATAATTTCGAGATCACGCAGACCGTCTTTGGCACCTCGGGCGCCCCCGACACTGTGCGACAAGCGTATGTCGTTCTTCGTAACACGAAGACTGACACTCTTGTCGACATCACAAATGTCGGCACTGCACTGTCCTACTACATGGACGCGACTCACTTCGGGGACCTCGTTGGCTGGGTTAACTAGTACCCTAGCCCTCGTGTGCCTCTCGGTGGCTGTCGCCGCACTTATAGCGGGTTGCAGCGCGTTCTCCTTTCGTCTCGGTGAACTCTCCTGGAATGGAGAGACCCCCGGGTATACGGTTGGAGCTGAGAGTACCTTTCTGAAGTAGTTCTCAGAAAGGCGGTGGTTGCCCTTCCGTCAATCAGGAGAAATCCTTCATGACTAAAAGGGAAGACCTAGACAGATTTGCAGACGCTCTTGCCGCGGTCCTCCTGGACTGCGACATGAACTACCCGCAAGACCACTTGAACTGGATACGCGATAGCAAGCGTGTCCACCAAAACGTTCGTTCTCGCGGTATAGGGTTTGTGACCCTAGACCTGCCTGTGCTGGGGGACTGGCTTCTCGCCAGTCTCACAGCAGGACGTCTAATTGATGATGCAACGGTGCCCTCTGGGCGCCGTCGTTCTCATCATGACTGTAGGCCCCGATTCCTTTGGGGGCTATGGTCACGTCTTTTTGACGAACGTGGTCTCCTTCTTGACGATCCCGATCCTACTGCCCTCTTCCTGCTTCTCACAGTAACCAATCTGTGGAAAAAGGTAGAGGTCGAATGTCGTCCTAGAGTAATCCAGGACGCATACGAAGAGTACTTCGAGATCGAAAACGATATGATACCCTCGTCTCCCTTCTGGGATGGCGAGGATTGGCCCGAAGTTACACGAACAAGTTTGTCAGACTTGCAGTATAACGAATTCATCGGTCCAATCGATCGGCGTCATACCGTCCTCTTGGAGGACTACCAACACACAATTAACGAGCTTATAATACCGCTCGGTATCTTCCATCCGGAAGATGTTGTTGGTAGACATGGACCTGGAGCAGTTTCTGACTTGGGACGGAAAGATGATAAATACAACTTTCCTACTTGGCCAGAAAAGCTCGACCGTCTCTTTCCTAAAGATCATCACGCGGTTCTCAATCCGCAAAGTGTTCTCTTGGACGAAGACGCCCCGTACCTTAAGGATGAGGAAGTATATAGTTACCTCACCCACGTACCAAAGACGCAGAAGGCCCCTCGGCTCATCGCCGAGGAACCTACCTGCCATCAATGGATACAACAAGGTGTATCTGATATTCTCAGAGAACGGGTAAAGCGAACTGTACTTGGGAAGTCGATCGATTTCTTCGATCAACGACCTAGTCAGGACGCCTGTCGATCTGCCTCTGTTTCTGGTGACGCGTGCACCATAGATTTATC